AGAATTAAACAATTAAAGTTATGATTAGATTTGGTTACGCCTGTAACAATATGACCCTAGGCAAAGAAAATATTCGTACGGGTCGAACAATGATTCAACGTAAATTTATCGAAGGTGGTATGCAGTTAGCATCTGACCGTAGTTTGCTTAACGCAAAAGATCTGCTTCCTATTCTCAAATGGAACGTAGCAAATGGTATTCACCTGTTTCGTATTGGTAGTGAAATGTTTCCTCGCTGGAATCATTACGAGATCAAGGACTTGCCTGACTATGAAGAAATTGGTCGTGTGTTGTTAGAAGCTGGTGATTATGCTCGAGCTAATAATATTCGATTGACTACCCATCCAGGTCCATTTCATATACTTGGTAGTCCAGATCCGGTAGTTGTAGAAAATAGTATTGTTGGCTTAGAACGTCATTCTGAGATGTTTGATATGCTTGGTTATGCTCCTAGCTTTGATAACAAGATCAATATTCATATAGGTGCTACTTATAATGATAAGCCGGCTACTATTGCACGTTGGATCAAGAACTACTATCGCCTATCAGAATCGTGTCGAGCTCGATTGGTTATTGAGAATGACGACAAGGCTTCTATGTATTCTGTTCGCGAACTATATCAGATGGTGCACAGTGTTACCGATATTCCTATTACTTTTGACTATTGGCATCATACTTTCAATACTGGTGACTTAACCGAAGAAGAAGCATTCTTTATGGCTCGAGACACTTGGCAGAAGCATGGTGTTACTCAATGCACTCATTACTCCGAGTCTCGTAGACGCGAGCAGCAACGACTTATTGAAGGTATTTGCGAAAAGCATAATATTGCTTGGGATGATTTGCCTAAATGGCCGACATTTGCCAAGGCATACAAAGAGTTCAGTAAGATTCGTGAGCAAGCTCATGCAGATTATATTTTGACTACTCCTAGTACATATGGTGTAGATGCCGTAGACATCGTTGTTGAAGCTAAGGCAAAAGAATTAGCTCTCCAAAATATCAATGTGCAGTGTTGTCAAACACCACTAATCTTAGACTAACATATTTATATTAAATAGTATTAATTAATTAAAAGGTCATAAATGCCACAATTTCGTTACAAAGCAAAACTAACTGATGACATCGAGGATGCAAAAGAGATAGTTAGAACAACAGGTAAAATGTTAATGGAAGGTAAAATTGATAAAACATCAGCAATTGATAATTTAGCAAAAGCTTTCCGTAAACTAGAATCTGCAAAATATTATATCGATCGAGAATAAATGAAATGGATATTTCCATATACTGTATTGTTAGCTTCGTTAGGGTTAGCTGGCACTGCTGCTTATTATAGTGTATTTGGACTAAGTAAATTGTTTTCATCTCAGGCAACTGCAGTTATTATTATGGCTTCAATATTAGAAGCTTCTAAATTAATAACTGCATCATATTTGCACCGGCAATGGAAATCAACTACATTTCTATTAAAAACATATCTAGTAACTGCAGTCTTTATATTAATGTGTATCACATCATTAGGTATATATGGATTCTTAGTTTCGGCATATCAAGAAACAGCATATGAACTTCAGAATCAAGAATCTGAAATTGCAGTTTTACAATTAAAGAAAGAACGTTACCAGACACTTAGTAATGACATTAGAACTGAAAAGGAATCTTTAAATACAAATATTACAGATTTAACATCGGGACTTTCTAATAACGTTATACAATATACAAATGCTGAGGGACAAGTTATCACAACAACATCTTCAGCTACTCGTAAAGCATTGCAAGCAGAATTAGATAGAACAATATCTAGAAGAGATACGTTATACAGTCAAGAAATTATATATTCAGACTCAGTTGGTAAACTAGATCAGCAAATGTTAAGAATACAAACAGAATCCAAAGTTTCTGCGGAAGTTGGGCCTATTAAATATGTAGCACAACAAGTAAACCAATCTGTTGACACTGTTGTTAATTGGTTTATACTTCTTTTTATATTTGTATTTGATCCGCTAGCTGTAATGTTATTGATATCAGCAAATCGTTTAATTCAATCTAAACGTAAGCCTGTTATCGAAGAAGAGTGGGATGAAGATCATGCACATGACATGGCTTTAAATGATATGGTTGATAATTTTACAGATGATGAACTGGATGATATATTTGCTGATGCTGATACATATGATGCATATGTTGATAGACATGAGCCGACACCAGAATCTGATATTTACAATGAGGAACCTCCAGTTAAAAAAGAAAAATCAAAACGAGTTATAATAAGATCAGAAATAAAATGAAAAAATTAAAAGTTACAAAAAAGAATTCAGGATATAAAAAACTGCAATGTAAATATTGCGATCGTATTGTTGAAAGAGTTGATCTAAATGCAGTTAAAGTTACGTGTTGGAAATGCACTAGTGATTCTGCTAATGGAAGATTATTGGAATTACGAAAATAATTTATTATATTAATAATATGTTAGAAGCAGAAAAGATAAAACAGAATTGGGAAACGTATCGATCGAGAGTCAATGACTTGTTCCCTACAAGAAAAGATCAATTAAATAAAATGTATGATGACTTCGAAGATCGCATTGCAATGATGCCGGCATCTTCCATGGCACACTTTCATAATGCATTCGCAGGGGGCTATATCGACCACGTACTGCGAGTAATGGAATGTACAGAGACATTATATAATACATGGGAATCATCAGGTGCTGATATGTCGGGTTATACTAAAGAAGAATTAATGTTTGCAGCAATGCATCATGATTTAGGTAAAGTAGGATTTCCAGGAGATGGTAATGAAGTTTATCAAATAGAAACATCAGATTGGCATCGAAAGAATATGGGTAGATTATATAAGCATAATGAAAATATTCCTTTCACTATGGTACCAGATCTATCTATTTGGTTATTACAAAAATATGAAGTTTCAATGTCTTGGAATGAATATCAAGCTATTAAGATTCATGATGGAATGTATGATGATTCAAATAAACCATATTTTGTAGCAAGATCAGAAAAAGCTAAATTGAAAACTAATATGGCAATTATTTTGCATCATGGTGATCATATGGCAGCACAGATAGAATATGAGCAATGGAGGAATCATAAAGCAGGAACACCTAATCCTATTTCATCAAAGAGTAAAGCTACTAAGAGTACTGCGATGAAAAATTTAGCAGAAAACAATCCCAATATTGGCAACTCTATTGCGGATATATTTAAAGATATGTCATGATTATAGCATTTGGAGTAACAGCCGGAATATTTTTCGTATTAACAATATATTTTGCTTATAGAGCATTTATATTAGCAGGCGTTTTAGCAGATCAAGAAGATTATTATGATAAGGTTAGTAAAACTAATCAATACATGTACGTGAGAATAAAACAATCTCATGAAGCAATGCAAAATATTGATAGATTGGGTGCGTTTGAAAAAGACGACGAGTCAGGAACTACCTTTGAATTATTAAAAGAAGTAACAGAAGAACTAAAAAAAGAATTCGATGCCGAGGAAAAGAAAGAAAAGTAATAATTATTATACAAGGATTCAAGACGTAGCAATATGTGCTTATAATAAGTCAGAGAATCCAGCTCAGCGAGAAAAGATATATAGACGATTTATATATCCACCATTCATGAAGCTTACAGAAAATTTAATTAATAAAATGAAACCTACTTATATTTTGAATAAGTGTTCATTTCAAGATTTACAAACTGATCTAGTTACATATTTAACTGCAAGATTAGATAAATTTAAACCAAATGCTGGTAAGTCATATTCATATTATACTCGAACATCATTTAATTATCTTATTGCTGAAAATCAAAAAGCATATGTAAAAGTAAAACAAAATAGAGAACCTATTGATTTAGATGAGCAAAGAAATATTCCAACAGAAATGCATAACACTGATATGCAAGAAATTATAAAGTATTTCATGGATGAGTTTGTTGAATATTGTTATGACAATTTAAATTATATATTTTCAAATCCAACTGATATACATGTAGCGGATTCGGTATTACATTTATTCGAACAACGAATTAATATTGAAGACTTTAATAAAAAGGCTCTTTATATCTTTATTAGAGAAAGAACCGGACTTCCAACCACAAACGTAACCCGAGTCGTAAAAACATTAAAAAACCTATACGAAACAAAATTTCGTGAATATGCTAATAATGAGTTCATGAATTTGCCTTTTTAATATTTATTATTAAAGGACATGTATGGATCGAAATGATGAAATATTCAAAGGTACCAGTTTTGCTGACCTTATGCATGATGTTTATCACAATTCCAAAAAGAAGGATAGACAGATAAATCAACTCATATCTCAGTTACAACCACTAATAAAAAATGCATCAGATGCTACTATTATAGTACCGCTCATTAAAGAGTATTTAGACGTAGCAGTTAAGAATGATGATCACCTAGTTAAATTAACCGCAATTGTACAGCGATATATATCAACTACACAAACAATTACTGGTGCTGATTCTTTGCTTTCAGATGAAGAAAAACAGCAATTGATTACTATAGCACAATCAACATTAACTCATGAACTAGAAGATGAGATTGAAAAGATTGAAGAAGAAGACCGAGAAATAAAACAAAAGATTGAAGCTGCAAAATCTAAATTAAAGGATAGTAATGCCAAATCATGATGGTTTATTTGATACGGTAATATATGTAGCCGAAGTCAAGCAAAAGACTAGTCCCGGTGATACATATAAACGAAATACAGATGAAATATATCCTGCAGGTAAACGTATGGTTATTAATCAGAGTACTGGTGCACAGGAGAAAACAAGAATATCTAGTGCTGATATGCTATTTGGTATTGATGTGCAGTATACATTAAATGGTCGTTTAAAGTTTATAGAAAATGTAAAACCAATTAATTCTAATATTAAACAAATACCAATACCAGGTGAGTCAGTTTTAATATTTCAATCATTAAGTCATGAATCTACATTAGAAGAATCATACCCACAATGGTATTATATGTTTCCAATGGCATTGAGTTCAAATACTAATAGTAACATATTACCAACCGTCGGCGAGTTAGAATTTGATACTAAATTTGAAGAATCTAAAGTATCGCCATTACAACCATATCGTGGTGATTTTATGCTCGAAGGAAGATATGGTAATAGTATCAGATTTGGTAGCACTATAGATTTCAAAAATAATTATTCTGAGCCAGGTAAATGGCGTGGTAATAATATTGGTGATCCTATACTTGTTTTGTCTAATGGAAGAAAGTATAAAGAAAATAAAGATTTTGTTACTGAGGATATTAATACGGATCAATCTTCTTTATATTTAACTAGCACACAAAAAATACCATTAGTATTAGGAAACAAAGATCAACCCAATTCACTAACAAGCTGTATAACTACTAGTGGCAATGAAACTAATTATAATGGATCACAATTTTTAGGAGTATCTGATCGTGTTATATTAAAAGCCCGTAAAGACTTAGCAGTTATTGATTCGCCATTGGGTATAATTTTAAATTCTACTGGTGCAATAAAATTAGGAAGTGAAGAAGCTTCAGAAAGCATGGTTCATGGAGAAGTATTATTAGAAGTTTTACAAAGTATAATAAATCAACTAAACACCATGGTGCAATGTGGTTCGTCCGTCGGCACATTTATAAATCTTTCATATGCCAATAAAGCACAAAAACAGTTACAAGAATTATTAAGTTCACAATATAAAATGGAGTTTAAACCCAATAAATAGGATTATTATATTATGTCAGTTATTCCACCACTTGATCGTATAGCAAAAGCACCAGCATTAGGTGTAGATAAAATACAACAACAGTTTAATAAAATATTAGATTCAATTGCAGATCAGGCCAATAAAACAATTAAAGATTCGGCAAAACTTCCAACTAACGTTAACAGTGATGATCCTAGAGTTAAAAACATAAAACAAAGTTTAGAAAATATACAATTATCAATTACAAAAGTTCAAGAAAATATTCCTAAAATACAAAGTGCGGTTACTGCAATAACTACTATTATATCAACCGCACAAGGAATAAATGCATCAATTGCTGCAGCACAATTATCTAATCCAGTAACTGCCGTTTTGTTTATAGCATTGGAAACACAAAAGACACAAAATCAATTAATTGTAAATGCAATTGAAGCAGTAAAACCATTACAGTCGTTACCTGATCAGATAGAATCTAAAATACTAACACTGGTACCAGTATTGACTACTGCAATAGCAAAATTAAATACAGTGAGTGATGATGATATTGAATTAAATATACCTACTAATATATCAACAAGATTAAATACAGTGAGTGATGATGATATTGAATTAAATATACCTACTAATATATCAACAGGATTAAATACGGATACTAATATATCAACAGGATTAAATACGGATACTAATTATAACGATTTAATACCGACTGAATTTTATAATGAGTCAAATGTGTCTGAAGATGATTTAACACAAAGATCAAATTCAATCGAACAATTAGTTGATCAGCAACGTAATCTGTTAACATCATTGCAGGAAGCACCTAGTCAAGTTTATAGAGGAAATGGAAATCCACTACCTAACTTAGGTAAAATTGGAGATTATTATTTGAATACATCTAACAATGTATCATATGGTCCTAAGATATCTGATAATGATTGGGGAACACCGATTAATTAACATTATACATATTTATAATAAAAAAGAATACACATGGAATCTAAAGCACTTGTAAAAGCCCTAAAAACAGCCGTACGAGAGGTTATTAAAGAAGAATTATCAGAAATTCTTCGAGAAGGATTACATTCAACGGTTACAGAATTACAAATAGAATCGGTTGAGAGTAAACCAGCCCCAATTAAAAAAACTAAAAGTAAATCATTATATGCGGATAATAAGTTTGCTAACATATTAAATGAAACAGATCCTTTGCGAGAAGAAGGCGTACCTAGTTACGGAGATTTAATGCAAGAAGGAATGGATAATATGTCATTTACTTCAAATGATGCTCAAGGATTTGGTATGATGCGAAGTGGTAATGCTGCCACACAAATAATGGAAGATCCTGAGTCAGGAAAAAATATGCAAGTTGATCCGATAGTTGCAAAAGCAATGAATCGTGATTATAGAGGATTAATGAAGGCAATGGATAAAAAGAAAAATAAAGGCTTTGCATTATAATGGCATATCGTATACAAACAGTTAATGATACAACGACAAAATCTGAAATTGGATTAGGTGTAGACCTATCATTCGGCAATCCGGGCGTATTTAAAACACTGTATACGACAAATGACCAAGCTAAAGCTAATATTAGAAATTTATTGTTAACAAGAAAAGGCGAACGATATAATCTGATTAATTTTGGTACTAATTTATTAAGTATAGTATTTCAGCCTAGTACTCCTGATATTAAAGAGTTAATCAATTTAGAAATTAACGAAGCATTAAGTTCTTGGTTACCATATATTGTAGTACAAGATTTAGAAATATTAACTGTAGAAGACGATCCAACTTTATTGCACACTATTAAAATAACATTAAAATATACCGTTGATGGATTTAATACTGATGCTATTACAATAACTGCTAGTGAAGATTCATCTACCATAACAATAGATTAATTATGAATGTAAATAAAGACATAACGTATATAAATAAAGATTTTGGTCAATTTCGTAAAAATCTAATAGACTTTACTAAACAATACTTTCCAGATTCATATACTGATTTTAATGAATCATCTCCTGGAATGTTATTTATGGAAATGGCTTCATATGTTGGTGATGTGTTATCATATTATGCAGATAATAACATAAAAGAATCATTATTAGAACAAGCAACAGAACGAAGCAATATATTTGATATTGCAAAAGAATTAGGATACGCACCTAAAAATGCAATTCCAGCTTATACAGATGTTGATGTGTTTCAATTAGTCCCATCTATTGGTTCTGGTGATAATGTTCGACCAGATTATAATTATGCATTAACTATTAAATCAGGATTTCAAATAAAACAAAAAGACGGACCAGCTGTTTTTAGAACTTTGGACTCGGTTGATTTTGCATTTTCTTCTAGTAGCAATCCAACTGAGGTTACCATATATGAAACGGATGATACTACTAAACAGCCTATATATTATTTGCTAAAGAAAAAATCAAGAGCAGTATCGGGAACAATTAAAACTACAACATTTACATTTGGGACTCCTATTGCATATGACAAAGTAGTATTACCAGATCGAAACATTATAGATGTTATATCATGTGAAGAGTCAGATGGTGATAATTGGTATATGGTTCCTTATTTAGCACAAGACACTGTATTTGAGTCGATTCCTAATTTAGCAGAAAATGATCCTGATTTATCAGTATTTAGATCTGCTGCGCCTAGTTTGTTGAAATTGAGAAAATCATCTAAACGGTTTATTACTAGATTACGTAGTGATAATTTATTAGAAATGCAATTCGGTTCAGGTGTATCTGATAATAATGATGAAGAGATAGTACCAAATCCGACTAATGTAGGAAATGGATTAGCAGGATTTCGTAAAGCAATTGATGTTGATATTGATCCATCGAATTTCTTATTTACTAGAACATATGGTCAAGCGCCGTCAAATACCACATTAACCGTTAAATATACAGTCGGAAATGGTATTACTGATAACGTTACATCAAATGTATTAACGTTAGTAGATTTTATAGAATTTGAAGACGATGTTAATAATACAAATAATGCGGGTATAGTTAATTTTGTTAAATCGTCTGTAGCTGTAAATAATCCGACTCCAGCAACAGGTGCTAAGAATCAAGACACACTTCAAGACATAAAAAATAATGCATTAGCTAATTTTGCAACACAGAATCGTTTAGTAACAAGAGAAGATTATATAATCAGATGTTATTCGATGCCATCAAAATTTGGTAGTATAGCAAAAGCATATATTGTACCAGATGATCAAATATTACAACAAGATCAGGTTGAAAAGCGTATTCCAAATCCACTAGCAATGAATATGTATGTTTTAGGATTTAATGCGGATAAACAACTAGTAACATTGAATCAAGCTATTAAAGAGAATTTAAAAACATATCTCGATCATTATCGTATTTTAACTGATGCTGTAAATATAAAAGACGCATTTATTATTAATATAGGAGTTAATTTTGAAATTACCGTGCTTCCTAATTATAATAGTAATGAAGTATTGTTAAAATGTGTTTCTGGTTTAAAAGATTATTTTAATATAGATCGTTGGCAAGTTAATCAACCTATTATAAAGTCTGCAGTTACTAATATCATAGGTAATATTCAAGGAGTACAAACCGTGGTATCTGCAAAGATTAGAAATATATATGATTCTGATAATGGTTATTCTGGAAATGTATATGATCTTGCACCAGCAACAAAAAATGGAATAATTTATCCATCATTAGATCCTAGTATTTTTGAAGTAAAATATCCTAATCAAGATATTCGTGGAAGAGTAGTAAGTTCTTAATATCTTTATATTTATACTAAAAGGATATAAAATGGGCGTAATACGGAATAATAGAACAAGTATTGTGGCAGGTGGCCTTATTTCAGCAAGTTATGTTTCTGATGTATATAATGTTTTAACTGGAAATACTGTTGAAAATATTGCGTTTAGTGGATCGGTAAATATCACCGGTAGTTTAATTGGAACACTAACAGGTACGGCTAGTACAGCATCATATGTTACCACAGCACAGACAGCAAGTTACGTTACTACAGCTCAAACTGCGTCATATGTTGAAAATTCAATTAGTTCTTCTTATACTAGTGGATCAAATGTAATTACAACATCTGGATCAATTCAATATTTGCAAGTCACTTCAAAATTTATATCAGAAGGTACAGCATTTATTTATACAGCATCACTTCCTGCAGCAGATCCGTCTGTAAATGGTCAACTTTGGAGAAGTGGTAGTTATTTAATGATTAGTACAGGTTCGGGAAGTTAATTATGTTTAGAATATTTTATGCAGATAGTGACTCTACCATGTATGAAGCAAATAGCCTTCAATCATATAATACTGGATTAGACGAAATATTAGAAGTTGGTAAACAATTAGATACCGATGGTGAAACATTGGTTAAATCTAGATTTGCAGTTAAATTTGATATGTCTGAAATACAAGACACTTTAACAAAATATTCTGCAGACTTAAATTCATGTAAATTCGTATTACAATTATTTACTACCAATGCAACTAATCTTCCTGCAGATTACACTTTAGATGCAAAATTAATGGGACAACCATGGACTAATGGTACCGGTTATTCTACTAGCACTGTTGCAACTATGGATGGAATATCTTGGGCTGCACCTCACGCATCTTGGTCATTTTCTCCTAGTGGTTCACAAACACTAAGTGGTTCATATTGGATATCAAGTAGCCAAGTTATTAACACCGGTGCACCTAGTTTATATGTATCCGGTAGTGGTCTCGGTGGTAGTTGGCTATGGCAATCTGGATCGGGAATATTTAATACGTCATCATTTGACTCATCATATTTTTATCAACCGGGTTTAACCGAAAATGAATCTTTTTCATATAGACCAACTGATATTAATATGGATGTTACTGGTGCAGTAAAAACATGGATATCTGGAAGTGGTAATGTGTCCGTAGATAATAATGGATTTTTAATCAAGTTTTCAGATGCAGATGAAGCCGACGGAACTAAGACCGGCATTATTAAATTCTTTAGTAGAGAAACACATACTATATATGTCCCTAGATTAACTATGTATTGGGATAATAGCACTTTTACAACAGGATCATTATCGTCGGTTAACTTAGAGTCATATTTGACTTATAGCAAGACTAAACCGTCGTATAAAGACACTGAGATAACTAAAATTAGAATATATGCTCGAGATAAATTTCCACAAAAATCTCCTTCGAATTTATTCCCACTTGAAACAGTTAAACATTTGCCGACTACTACATATTATGCAATACGAGATGCCGCTACAGATGAGTACATAATTCCGTTTGATAATATTTATAATAAAGTAAGTTGCGATAGCACAAGTAATTTCATACATGTAGATATGAATAGTTTTATGCCGGAACGGTATTACCGCATAGAATTAAAAATTGAAGATGGCTTTATGGAAGAGTATATCGATGACGAAATTTATTTTAAAGTAGTTAGATAATGGCAGTTCAAAAAGAAAATTTATTAGACCCAATAGCATTACAGCAAACATCTAAATATATTAAAGATGGGTTAACAGTTGTTTCTAATAATACCGATATTGTTCCTAGAGATAAAAATGGAAACATTGTAGTTCAATCTGGGTCTTATATGGTTATTGAAACCAATTCTTTTAATTTTAATTCTAAGCCAATGTTAGACATATTGGATACACGTTTTAATTATTTTAGTTTTCCAGTTCAAATTACAAGCAATCCGGTTGATGTTGATGTTAGCTTTGATTTTGATAATATATCTGCAAACTATATAATACCAGTTCCAACTGATAGTCAAGGTCAGCCGCAAAATTTGCAAAAAATTGATACAAGTACTCCAACCAATTGGTATTACGATGGGGCAAGTCAGAGTAGTGGACTAAAAGAATTGCAATTTACTGGTGGTATACAAGAAAATGTTAATAGTTATACTATTACTGAGGATGTGTTAAACACGTTAACACAACAAAATAAAACATTAAAATTCACAATTCAAATTCAATGGAACTCTTCAGTATCGAGGCGTACCGGGTTTAGAACAGAGATTTTCCGACGAAATCCAAAAAGTTATAATCCACTACCATTACCGGTGATTATATATAAAGAAGCCAACGCTTCTCCTAGTGGTAAATATAGTAGTAATAATCCACTTGGATTTACTGAAGAAGGTTATCCATTCTTGCAATTAACATATATAGTAGATATGAATAATACGCGTAAAGGTGATGTGTATAGTATACGTAATGAATCTGGTAATCCTAGTTGGATACTAGCTCAAAATTGTGCGTGGGATATTGATGTTGTTGATATACCGAATCCTGTAGACAACTTATATGAAAATGTGTATAGTATTAATCAAGATACTGTTATATTAGACAATGTTGGAGCAGTCCGAGTACGTCGTACGGCTGCAACTGGAAATGAAATTATAGTAGAAAAAAATGTTAGATCAATATAAAAATATAGAACAAATATCATTAGCAAAGAAATCTATTTCTGCGCAACGTATTGATACTGTACAATTACAAAATATTAATAGTAATTTTGCAGACCCAGTTTATTTTGATAATACAATTATTAATAAATCTACCGTAGAGTTTCATTTATATTCAGGTGATGTTTGGGTTAGCGGACAACATAAAAGTCAATCATTACCAAATACACCAGTATATTTTAATTCAATTGATAATTCCGAAATACGATTTGATTCACAACCATATGTTTTAGATATTTATCAAGAATTACAAGATTTAAAAATAACAAATGGTAATTACAAAATAGCTGTTAACTTTTTTGAAAATTTAATAGGTGGATATGATCAGCAACATTTACGAATTGATGAAATATCTCCTGATCGTACGGAAATACGACTTAAAGCAATTGATGTTAATGATTCTAATTTTATAAACCAAATTGCAAATTATATAGAAACTGTTAATCAAACGTCTCCAATTGGTTATTTTCAAACATATCTATTAAATTTTAGCAGAAATCAATGTGTACAATTTGTTAATAGTGTGGTAATTGGCGAATATCTATATGTCAAATTATATGAACCATTACCTGAATCAATTGAAACAAATTTTAGATGTTGGGTAGTTAAAGAATTAAAACCAACATATATTGACAATATTAATATTGAATCAATTATTGAAACTCAAACATTTAATGTTTTAAGTGGTCCTAATTGGCAAGCAAATTACTCATATGATACGTCTACAGAAACTGGTTTACAGAATTGGAATGACTTATTAGGATCATCTACGTCAACATCGCAACAAATTATTGATAGTTTCTTTTCTGGTAGTTTGTCTGGAATGAAGTTGAATATTGATTATTCTGACTTTAATAATTTTATATTTTATAGTTCAGCAACAGAGCGTTTGGATAATTTTAAATATAAATTACAATTAATTGAGTATTATACTTCACAAAGTTTAGTATTAACTGGGATATCAGGTAGTAATGCTACAACGAATGCACAAGATTTTGCAAATTTAAAATCATCACTAATTGGAGGTTTTGATAATTTTGAGCATTACTTGTATTTTGAATCTTCATCTAATTTAACTACTTATGACATTCCAGTAATTAATGCAAATGTTGCAGTTGTTACCGGCAGTTATATACAACCAATACCAAAATCTAATTCTACTGTACCATATACACAATATTCAGTAACGTCGAGTCAATTTGAAACTTGGTATGATGGGGTATATGCATCTGCTTCGTTATATGACAATTTAAATGATAATTCATTATTAAGAACAGTTCCTGATCACATTCAATTACAATCTGATAGTGTTGATTTAACTACATTTGTTAATATGCTTGGTCATCATTATGATATATTATATACATATATTAATCATATGACTAAAATAAATAAACGTGAAGAAAATCCTAAATTAGGAATGTCTGACGATTTATTATATTCAGTTGCTAAACAATTTGGATGGAATTTAACTAATGGTCAACAAGGTCAAAAGCTTTGGGAATACACATTAGGTGTATCAGAAACAGGTATACCAATTACCGGTTCTAATTCAGTAGGTGACCCGTCAGTTTCCGGGCAGAAGTCAACATCGACCATATGGAGGCGAATTGTAAATAATTTACCATTATTATTAAAGTCTAAAGGAACTAAACGAAGTATACAAGCATTATTGTCATGTTATGGTATTCCACAATCATTGATGACTATTAATGAATATGGTGGTCCTAGATTAGACAGAGCACCATTATATGAAAAGTTAAATTTTGATTATGCATTAGACTTAATTACAAATACAGCTGGTACGGTAACAGTTAATTATACTCAACCAATTGAAGCAGTAGAACTTAGATTCCGTACTGATAATGTAATAACTAATCCATTATTACCTAGTACCATGAACCTATTTACTATAGGAAGTAATACAGTAACATTAGATTATACTTCTGGTACGATGGGTACTATACAAATCAATGGTAATAGCTCTGCAGATATTGAATTATTTGATGGGGAGTGGTTAAGCACAGTATTACGTAAAGATGGATCTAATTTAGAAGTTGTAGCTAAAAAATCCAAATATGGAAAAATTGTTGCTGCAGTAAGTGCATCAGATGTATCTTCTTTTGCTAGCACTGGAACATTAACATTAGGTGGTACTACAGGTGGTAGTCGATTATTAGGACAACTTCAAGAATTGAGATTGTGGACTTCTAGTTTACAAGACTCACCATTTGATAATCATGTAAAAGCCCCAGGAGCATATGATGGAAATGTAGATGCATATGATGAATTAGTTTTCAGAGTTCCATTAACACAAAAAATTAATCATGCTACAACTAGTAGTTTAACTGGAGTGGAACCTAATAATTCTGGAATATCTGCATCATTTGCAAGTTGGACTAATAATACCCCATATGACTCAATTGAAGAAACATATTATTATGACGGTATATCATTAGGTGCTGGAACATATGATGATAATAAGATTCGTTTAGAAGATAATGAACTAGTTGGATCTCTAGACGTTAAAACAAGAGCTGAACGTAGTCAATTTGATAAAGCTCCATTAGATAGTGCTAAGTTAGGAGTATATTTTTCTCCACAAACAATGATTGATGAAGATATTATTGCACAATTAGGATTTAAATCATTAGATGATTATATAGGAGATCCTGGTAGTGTAAATGCAAAATCATATCCGGCATTAATACAAGAAGCAGAAACATATTGGAAAAAGTATAGTCAACGAAATGATATTAATGGATATATTAAAATATTTACATTATTTGATTTATCATTCTTTAAACAGTTAGATCAATTATTACCAGCTCGTGTAAATAAATTAACAGGATTATTAGTTCAACCAAATATATTGGAACGTAGTAAAGATACTATATTACCAAAAGTTGAACGTGTTAATAGCACATATAATACAACTATAACAGATACACAAGTAACTGCGTCTGCTCATTATGAAAACTATGATGCAATTATATCTGATGATATATACACATTAACTGCAAATGACGATAATCAGTTACAAGGATATTTAACATCTTCAGTTGCATCTAAATATGGTGGTACAACATATGTGTATGAAAATTTAATTAGATCAGGAAGTACTTATATAACTTCATCTACACCATATTGGAGAAGTAGATCAGAACAACCAGTAATATTATCATCTAGTTTATCTGAAATCAAACAAATACCAAATCAACTAGGAGCTATATATGGTGTATATTCATATGGTACTGGGATTTATGGAAGTGTGACTACATTGAAATTTGCCCAAGTTCAAGATTATTTACCAATTGGTATTGATAATCAAAAATATAATGGATCTAAATTAACTAGTCCGGATTTTAATATTGCATCAATACAGACAATAGACGGCGGACCAGTTGTTGAATCTAGACAAGCAAACGGTAATCAGTTAATATATACAAATCAACCAGGAACGCAAGGTAGTTTTATATTAACGTAAAATTTAACTGAAATATATTTATATTAAATAAAAGGTAAATCAATATGGGATATTTAAATAATAGTAGTGTAACTGTCGATGCGATCCTTACATTAAAAGGACGTGAGTTGTTGGCAAAGGGAGGTAATGCATTTAATATTACTCAATTTGCAGTTGGTGATGATGAAATTGATTACTCACTATGGAATCCAGATCATCCGCTGGGAACAAATTATTATGGCACGATTATAGAGAATATGCCAATTACAGAAGCAATACCAGACGAAACTCAGGCATTGAAGTATAAATTAGTATCATTGCCAAAGACAACGGTAAATATACCAATTATTTCAGTTGGAAATTCTTCTATTATATTACCAGGCCCTGGTACCAGTAATATAATTGCTCCAAATACTGCTAATTTAGTTGGAGGAAATTCTAATTTAGGATATACAGCAATATTATCAGATTCTAGTATAGCAGATCTAACAGCAACTAAAGAATTACAATCTTCTACGTTACCTACCATTCCAAGATTTATTGGTGATAATGAAGACGCACAAAGTATTGCGGCTTCTGGATTTGAATTTAGAATATCTGCTAAAACATTATTAGTTCAATCTAAAACAGCAACCATAACAATTATTGGTAATGAAACTGGTGGTGCTACTACTATTAACTTAACAGTAAACAAAGCATCTACTGCTACTATCTCAAATGCGACTTCTTAAAATAGGAAAACATGAAAACAATTAAACAATTAAAACAACAACCAAAGTTAGGAATAGTACCTGTAGGTAGAAATGCGGCTCCTACTTCACCAGCAGCACAGCCAGCACAGCCAACAAATATTGATGTTAATCAAGTAAATCAACAAGTACAACAATTGGCTCAACAATTGGCTGCTGAAATGTTAGCAGAGCAAAAACAAATTTCACTTCTATCTGCATCAGGTAGAACATTTACTAAATTTGATAAGGATGCTGATATTGTAGAAGGTCAATCAGAAACTGTAACTGCGGGATTGTGGAGTAGTAATGTAGCAAGTTTAACTACTTATTTTACGTCATCAACACAAACAGAATCGCAACGTAGATATTATGTTGATATATTAGACGGAAATCCAAGTTTAGATAGTTCTGCAGTTCAATTTGCTGCGGCATATGGTAATGCATTAGGAAGTGGGTCAAATTCACAAGGTCAGCTTAATGATTCCCCATCTAAAGCAATTTATTCGCAATACCGTCAACTTTTATTAAATCCGACTGATTCTAGATTTACCACTGCTGGTTCTGGAAGTACTGATTCTATATATGTTGTTAATTTTAAACGTAATCGATTAAAAGAACGTTTAGATGCTGGTAATTTTGAATTACCATTGCGATATATGTCAGCTTCATTAGATACTAATGCAACTGGTAGTAATGTAGCAGTTAGTAGTAGTGTAGTTGTTTCTTTGATTGATGATTCAAGTATTTCTAATGCAACGGTTGGAGATTCGGGACGTGTTTATAATATCGTATCAGGATCAATTGATGGTGGAGTTTATAATTCTACTAGCCCAATTTATTATGGATTAGTTTATCCTGACTTTGGTACATTGGTATTAGACGGTAAAATGTTAGATCAACAATTAAATTATCAGACTAACACCGGATCTAGTTCGGAAGGAAATAATCATTTCCGTTTATTCCATTCAGTATCGGGATCTTCTTTAATAACAAACCCAGCAACTAGTGATCCATATGGATTCTTAGCAAGAAATTCTGAAAAAGTAACTAGTACACATTATTTTGTAAGAATAAAAAATGCAGATTATAATTTCTCAAATAATCCGTCATATATAACTGGTAGTGATGGTCAAATTGCTCAGAGCACATTTATTGGTGATCCAAAAACGTATATTACAACCGTTGGATTATATAATGCCGCTCAAGAATTATTAGCAGTGTCTAAATTATCTAAGCCATTATTGAAATCATTCCAGAGTGAAGCATTGATTAGAGTAAAATTAGATTTTTAATATTTCACCACGTATTTTAGCCTCGTTATATTTATATTAAATGTAACGAGGTTTTACTATTATGTCGGAAACGCAAATAAACAATGAAGATATATCTGAGGGATTGTATCCAACCGTATTTAAAAAAATAGATTCAACAGATATTCAAATCAATCCATTTCAAGCGCATAAAACATTTACTGTTTATAGTGGAAGTGCTACTAGTAGTATGTTACCACTTCAAGGAGTTTATATTAATCCGGCATATTTACCAGCATTAGAAACAACGTTAGTATATAATGACGCATCTAATATTGATGGTAGTTTACAGAGTATCGCATATTTCTCAGTTAATCATTTGTTTTATAAGAATAAAGAACAACCGTATTATAACTTTGGACAAACCAATTTAAATTTAACTAAAAAATTCTTATATGAAACTGCTAGTATATTTTCATTCCCACAACCTAAAATAGGGGAGGGTGTAAAATTAGCATCATTTCAATTAACAGTGCCAAATACGGCATCATTTACTTCAGATCGATATGGTAATATAAATGATAGCACATTTGACACCGCATCTATTATCAACCAATTGAAACTATATGAAGGGTTCAATGAATATTTTGATACTACTCGTATTAATTATGAGTCTAGTGGAATAACATATGTTGA